ACGGTTTTTATTAAAATGACTGTCAAATCGCTCTGATAATCGGTATTTTTGACCGTCTTGCTCGCAAGCTGTGTGAGTCAATACGATATTCTCTAACTCTTTCACGCTTGGTTCGCCTAGATTAGCCAATACAGTCGTTAAAATGCCTGCACCTAGCTTTTTACTATCGCCCAGAGCGGATAAATCAACTGATTGAAGTAACTTCATCGCATTTTTTAACGCAGTCCACGCAGCCATTGCATTAGCTGGTGTCATTGTGTAAGTCACATCTTCGATAGTGAATTGCTTAACCTGTTCCATTATTCAACGCCTTTTTCTAAGTTCATTGTCATTTGTTCAAAAACAATAGTCCATGTTTCGGCATTATGACCGTTACCACGAACGTATTGCGCTGGAGTAGTAAAATATCCTTTGCTTGCTGTCACCACATCATCGTTAATTAAGTCACGAATGGATAAAGTGATAGGTAAGAATGTTTTAATGCTTGATTTTTGCTGATTGAATAGCTTAGATAAGTAAGCGTTGTCAGCCGAATGTTGTTTAATTTTAAGTGTTAGCTTGCCTGAATTATCTGGATTAGCGATGAATACGCCTGTACCGTTCGCACCGATAACCAACTGACCAGCATCAACTTGATTTGCTGCACTGATTACATCTGAACCGTCAGCCCAATCAGAGATTTCCTTACCGTCAAGAAGTACCACTACTTGTTTTGGATCGAAAACTGCCATTTATATTTCCTCTTTAAAAGAAAAGGCTGGATTATCCAGCCCTATTAATTATCGGTTGTAATTCACAATCACATCGCTTGAATGGATTGCTCCAGCTAACTTCACAGCCACTTGAATTGGTGTTGCTCTACGCTGTTCACGGTCGCTATCTGAGAGTGTATCCATTGGAGCTGCCCAAATGTAGTAACCTTTCTCTAGGTAGTCGCCTGTTTTCAAATTTCCGAAGCTATCACCAGTCCATTTACCAGGAGCGAAAGCACCGTTATTAATACCCTCTAAACAAACTTTCTCAACCGCAGAGATTAAAATAGCTTGACCTTTATCAGTTAAAGGGATTTTTGTTGGTGATTTGTATAAAAGAGCAAACACTTCTTTCTGTACAGCATCTTTGAACCAGTCAAGGATAACGATTTCATCGGCAAATTTACCACCAATTACAGTACCCTCTGCAAGCATCGCCACATCATCGAAGTAAGTGTAAACGTTAATCCCTAAGCGTTTTGCTTTTGCAAATTCTGTCGCAGTGATTTCATCAGCTGTGATTGTTGGTTGTTGTTTAAACTTAAGTGTAAGCGTTGAGTTGTTAGCTGCGAAGTTCATTGACAGTAAGCGAGCTAAAGTAGATGGAACAACGAATAAATCATTCTTATCAACAACCGCTAAAGTGTGGTCTAATTGAGCATCATATAATTTTTTAAATACATTAGATGATGACCATTCAAGCTGTTCCATTTTAATCACTGTGATGCCGAACAGCTTGTCATTAGCCTTAGCGTATTTAGCGGCAGCCTCGATTTGCGCATCGGTTAATTGTGCCGCAAAAGTGAAACCATACCAGCTATTTTCCACTTCTGAAACGTTAAATAATGCCTCTTCTACTTTCTCAGCCTTGACTTGAACTTGGTTTTTACCAATTACTCGTGTCGCTTGACCATCTTCGAGTTTTAATAGTCCGCCAACATAATCACCAGCGCCATCATTTTTTGTTGCGTAATAGATTAATGTTTCAGCGCTTTCACCTGCCGCACTAGCGGAGATAATAAAGCGATTGCCTGTTTCGTCATAAGTCACATCAGCGGCAACTTGTAATGTGGTTAATTTCTCTTTGATTTTTGCCGCCACTGCGTTGAAGTCAGCAGAGCGAGAGAAATCTAAACCGTCCACAAACTTAACATTTGAGCCGACTGTAATAGCGAAACGACCGTTAGTGATTGATTTAAAAGTTTCTAAATCATCTGATAATGTCGCACCACGTAAAGCGTTTTTAGTTGCTGTAATGGTTGCTTGTTCTTTTTGCCAGCGTGCAATGATTAATTGTTTTGCTCGTGGACTTTGAGCAAAGAACGGTTGAGCCGCTTTTGCTGTTTCTGAATTTGTACCAAATAGAGCCTCGACATCTTTTTGATTTTCAACATACACATAACGTGTAGTCGCATCATTAAATGCTTGGCCTGCCTCTGGTGTGAAAAGTGCAACTGTACCGAAAGATTTGCGAGCAGCAGACTTCGGAACTGTGTTTAATTGCACGTTTACAATATTAGAGATTGATAATGCCATTTGGCTTATGCTCCTATATCTTGTGATTTGTTATTCGTCCGTTGCTCAACTCTCTCAATCGGATCTAACGGAGTATCTACAATATGATGATGACTGAATATCACATCAAATTGCCCACGTTCTTCATAGTCTGCCCCAACCGTAGCGGTTAGGTTGCGAACATCTGAAAAACGGATAACACCCCAATGGTTTGAATTAAGAAAGGAAAGAAACGCTGAACTTTGGAAAATAGCTTTTAATTTGTAGCTTTGAGCGAGTGAATTGCGACCGAAACAAGAAACGCTGACCGTGCTTTGCATTGACTGTCTAATACGCTCTCGTTTACCGTCAAATTCCCGTGTCGCCTGCCCGATTTCGTTGGTATTTAATACATCCATCGTAATAAATGCAGGCAGGGGATTTTCTGGCAACCAGCCACCGATTACAGCCTCTTTAGGTAACTTCAAAGCCTCTTGAATCCACTTTCGCAGTTTGGCTATGTCGAATGCCGATATTGTTGTAGTATCCATAGTCTTTCCAATTACCCACTGTTTTGATTTTGTAAGTCTCACCAAGATAATCTACTAAATCGCCTATCTTCAATGGCTTAACTGTGTAGATTTTAAT